GCAATAAGAAGAACAGTTCCCAATAAAAATACATCCATTACAAGTCATCTATTAAGTCAATTAATTTATGTTCAATCCTTAAAAATATCTCTATTCTTTGTACCCCTTCCCATTCTTTTAATCCATCTGCAACATCCATCAATGTATTTATCTTAGATATTGTTTGCGTTGTTTTAAGCTGTTTGTTAACATCAGCTTCTGATAAAGATATATCACTTAATAATTTCATTTAGCTTTGAATAAAAATTGTAAATACAAAAATTAAAAATAATAATACGATAGCAAATTTTGTTCTTGGATTCATTTTTTATACACCTTATCTTCTAAACTGTTTAATCTTCTATTAGTTTGTTCTTCGTATTTTTCTAATTCTTTAATAAGATAATCAATTTTTTGATTGATAACCTTTGTGTCATCTTGTTCAATTTTATATTCTGGTAATGTTTTAGCAACCTCTATCTCTGCAGTTAATTGTGAATATGTCATTGTAAGTGATATGATACCACCTACCAATAACCCAATAAATTTTATATCAAGCTTGATATCGCTTCTACCATCTCCATCTACGTCTATTGCGACTTTCTTATTTGTTATATCATCCATGTTTTTATTTTTAAGAACTTTCATCAAAATTAATTATTTTAATTGATAGATGTTTTTGAGAATCTAAAATATCAGCAATAATTGGATAAATTCTTTTATAACAATCTGTAGATTGTCCTAAAAATGGCTCTTTGTCAATATTTTGCGATATAACATTTCCAACAAGCAGACAACCATGTGTATGGCTAGTATCGTTACCGCAATGCACAAGAATATGAGTAAAATTAGGAACATCGAGAATGTGTAGCATGCCTCTATGAATGCCCTCAAAACGCTTTTTATATTTATTATGATGACCTCCCTCTTTTCTGTATTCAATTTTATATGTGCCTTTAGGAATGCGAGTTTCTCCATATACCTTGACCTCTCTTTTTTCATCTTCAAGAGTAAAGCATAAAAAATCTTTTTTGTTTGTTTCATCATTTATTAAAAATAATAAACCTAATGTACTATCTTTTTTTGAACTATATCTGTATAATTCTAACCTCATGAAGTTTGCTCTAATTTGATTGATAATGATATAATGCCTCTATAATAAGTATTATCTGGTTCATCTTCTGTTAGGTAGGTTATGCCTTCGTTTACTTGAGAATAAACATTAAAATTGTCAGATGTTAAATTTAATAAACCACTTTTTAAAATTACCAATTGTGATATTGAGTTTATGATTTGATTTGCTTGTAACTGTCCACCATCTCCAGATGCAAACCTTGTAACCACCTCAATTCTAGTTGATACATCAGCAATATAATTTGTTCTATTATCTTCTATTTGATTTGTACTAACAGAATAAATTATTATATACGGAAAACTTGTATCATCTGGTACTGTATTATAAACTGGAACATTAGAACCATCATACGTTATATTACCATTCAATACATTAAATAATCCTCGTCTTACAAAGTGTGCAGGTTCTTTCATTTGGTTGTGTTTTTAATTTCTCTTTTTATAAATGTATTTAAATCTTTTAATGAATCTTTAAATGCAGGATATAGAAATGGTTGAGGATTTGTACCAACTTTTAATATTTTCATCATAATTGGAAATGATATTTGTTTGGCTTCTTCTGGTGTTTTATTTAATTTTTGAACAATCCATCTTTCTATTGCTTCTTTAAAATCTACAGCACTATTACCTTTTTTCCCTTTAAATTTTTGAGCTATTTTTTTAAATTCTGTAGGAACACTAACTTTGGTTCTAGTACCAAATTCTAAAAATGGTGCATAAAATTCATTGACTTGTGCACCACCTTCCATATTATTTTTTGAAATAAATGGCTTTACCTTATTAGTCAAATTAAAATTTTTCTTACCTAGATTCTGATTTGCAAGTCCAGAAAACACAAAACTAAATTCCTGTAATGCTTTAAATATATTATTATCTAATAACCTAGATTTATCACCTAACTTTTTTTTTAATTTTTCTAATTCTGGAGTTGTATTACCAATAGTTATCATGATGTCCTATTACCTTTCACTTGAAAAAAATATAAATCTAATTCTAATATAGTATTTATTCTATACTGATTATTGTCTCTTTCTGGAAATAAAACGTCACCAACTTGTATATTTCCAGTTGCTGTATTTTTTCTAATAATTAAATCAATACCTTTATTTAATTGTCTTTTATCATTATTAAAAGACATATCCCCATCAGTAAATTTTAATTTTGCCCATATCGTAGCTACAGTTGATTGTGATGATGTGAAACCACCGAAACCATCTGCAGATTTAGTTAATCTTTTAACAGCAACTCTATCTCTAAATTCACCAATGTTCATTTTATATATCGCTTATATATTTAAATGGGTCAAGAATTTTTTTAACTCCTGTAGGTATTTCTGATATATTACCTGCAACAAAGTCAGTTCTATTATCATAGTATGTTGTAGCTAATTGCATAATTGCTAATTTTAAGGCACTATCTGACATACCAGAAGTTGTATAAACTATCTTAATATCTTCATTTGGTAACCCTGTAAGTATTATATATTTATCATCCATACCATAAGAATCAAAACTTGCAGTTTTTAAAGTACCATCACTTTCTTGAGTTTGTACGCTTGTGATTGCATTTATAGGTGCATAAGGTAATAATATTTTATATCTATCCGCATACAAACCATCATAATTTCCACCTTTTTCTGGTACATGACTTCTAAAATAAGTTCTAGTTTTTGCTACAATATCTCTATTAATATAATCTTCACACGCACTTCTTGCTGACGTATTTAATATACCGATTAATGTATCATCACTAGACGTTTCTATTCTAGCATAACTTTTTATTTCAGAAGTTGAAACTAATTCACTTCCTGTTGTAGAATCAATTTGTACGCTTACCATTATTTTGTTTCCTTATCTGCTTTGTATTCTTTAGTTTCTTTTTTTCCCTTTTCTTCTTTAGATGCCCATCCTTTACTTATCCAGACATCTCCCTTACTATCTTCAACATCCATAACATATCCTTTCTCATAAGTTACGTTATCAATCATTAATACAGTTTTTAATTTTACTTTCATAATTTATAAATTTATTGTTTTTGTAAAGATAAAAAAAAAGAGCAACTAATTTAGTTGCCCTTAAAACACCGTAGTATTTTTTATTTATTTACCATTTATAATACTTCATAAATTGGTCTATGTAAGAACCACTATCAAATGGTGCATCTGAATCAGGGTGTATTAGACTTACTGATATTTTTCCATCTTCTTCCACTTGAATATCTCTCACTATATTCCTATAAAATTCATCACCTTTTTCATATTGCGTATCATATACAGTTAATCCTTTGTAAATCTCTTTACCATCTACTGTATGTTTGTCTAAATATTTAATTGTTTTCATTTTTAATTTATTTATTTAATCTGCAAAATTGCATTACTCTAATTTAAAAATTTTTTTAATAAAATCAAAATATTTTTATAAATTTTTTTTTAATAAAAAAAAAGAGGGTTTATACAACCCCCTTTTATAAACTAAATTAGATTAAACTAATTATGAAGTTTCTAATGCTGTTTTAGCAGTTGAGAATGCACCTTTTACAATACCAGTAGGTAAGTAAATTGAATGTGCAATTCTGGCAATACCTCTAACTGAAACTAAATACTTGCTAAAGTTATCGCTGTCCTCGTAACCAAAGTCTACTCTTAGACCTTCTCTTTGCCATACTTGGGATGCTTGAGAAAAATCAGCTACAACAAAATTACCAGCCGCCATTTTATTATTCATATAAACTGGAACGCCATTAATTCTAAAGAAGCCGTCTGCAGAAACTAGAGAATTACCTCTCAAGTATTCGTTAGTTGTGTCTTTAAGTAACGCGATTTTATGGAAATCTGTAGGATTCAGCACAATACCATTTGCCGCATAATTAGCTAACGCAAGCTGATTCATTGCCACGTATAATACGTCTAATTCCTGTGCTGATTCTATTGCATTTGCAAATCCACCTGCCGCAAAAGTTGTTCCACCATTCATCAATCCTAATAAATTAGGAGAACTACCAGAGCCACCAATTAATTGGTCATCAATAACTGTATTGATTTTTGCAGGTAATCTCTGCGATAAATAAGAAGAAAGACCCGGAGTATCGTCAAGCATCTCCTGTGATATAGTCATCACTGCAGACGTTTTTTGAACTACGGCATCTTCTGCTGTTAGTTGGAATTCACTATCAGTTGGTGCAGAACCCTCTGCTACATTTGCAGCGTTATCTGTGTAAGCAGATTCTTTGACATATCTAATAACATTAGAATCTGTATTACCAACTGGAATAATTCCCATCATGTTAGTTACGTTGCTTGGGTCTCTTTTTATCCCATCAACCCTCATAACACCAGTTGCATCTCTTGAAGAGCTTGCACCTGCAAAATCAGACGAAATTAATACGTCTGCTTTCATTTCAATAGAAGCATTACCTCTAGAACCATCTTTCATAGCCCTTAAAGATTCACTTTTGCCAATAGCATCAGTAAATGCTTCTTTTTTGCTCACAAAAGTATTGTTGAAGTTATTTTTTTTATTTTCAACTTCAAATGTATCAATACGTTTATTAAGAGCTTCATTTTCCTCATTAAACTTTGTAACGAGGTTTTGAACTTCACCCTTAAGCACTTCATCAACTTTATTATCTAAATTATCTTTAGATGCCTTTCCTGCTTTTTCAATTTTTTCATCAATTAAATCAGCAAGTTTATTGAGATGCTCTTGAGTATTTTCATCAATATTACTCATGTTTATTTATTTAAACGGTTATACAAAAAATTAAACACCTCAAGGTTTTGTCCTTCTTTTTTCGGCAAAGTGACTTCTTCAATCGGCTTTGTGATACTCATATCAGATTTTAAACATTGAAGTTGGTATTCAATAGCATACCCTAAATCATCTGAGATGTTACCATCTTTTAATAATTTATTGATTGCATTAAATTTCTTTTCTATTTCTTTTGCTTTTTTCTCTTGACTTTTAACGTCATTTATCATTGCCTGTTCATTTGCCGCTATTGTAACAGCAGAGACTTCATATAATTTAACCTCCTTTATATATCTAGTTTTTTCTTCTTCTACATAATCTTTAACAATCG